GGGTTTCCGTATTGATCTGGAAAGTTTTGTTCTCCGTCTCTGCCAACCATCTCTTAGAGGTCGGGTCTTGCCATAACCCCGTCCTCATAGCAACTTCGTCTCTGCTAAACCCACGATCAATTAAGTACTGTGCAGATTCAGCATCCTCTGGCTTTGCGTTGTAAAAAATATTCACCATAGTTGGATCGTAGTTTTTTACCATTTTACTAGCGAGTTTACCTAGCCCCTTAACAATTGCACCAGCACCGGGAATAGCCTCTGCTGCGCTTAGACCGAGGTTAAGGGCACCAAATCCAATATCAGAAGCATTATCACCTTTGATACCACGTTTGATTTGCCTCGTTCCCTCCTCAGCACCAAAGACCAATCCAAGGGGAGTGAAGTCTGCTATACCGGGGCCTGTAGCTTCATTACCTGCCACACTTGTAGCAATACTAGAAGCAGCACCTTTAGGAGCACCAAACGTAGTTAAAAGGCCCTCGACATTATGACGAAGGTTTTCTCGTCTTGTAGGTGTGTAGGGCTCAATTGTACCTTGAGGTGTAGTAGCTTCTGGGTGATGTGGACCAGCAGAAAACTTAACTGGCTCTCCCCAGCCCACCTCAGCAAGATTGTCCTTAGTGAAGCCAGCCGCATAGAGGTCTTCTTCATTTGCACCCTCTTCAATATACGAGAGAAGGTCTTTTTTCTTGTCTGGTGTGAGCCAAGTGTCTGCCATTATTTCTTATCCATATTCACTTCATCACGAATACTAAGCAAGCGACGCAAGGCGACGATACGCCCTTGAAAACGATAAATCTCTTCAATCTTCGTCGCTTGCTCTAAGTTCTTCTGTTCCGTCTTAATCTTATCTTCAATATAGACCAAGAAGGCTTGATGAAGATCGTATGTGTTAACAAACTTTTTAAGTTGTTCCATTAGCACTAAATCCCGGCATACCCGGAGCAGGCACAGAGCCTGTCCCCATTTGACCACCACCAGAGCCTGTCGTATCAGCTGCCTGTACGCCCGGAGGAGCCCCCGGAAGGCCCTGTTGAGGCCCTGTAGGAGGCATCATGCCCTTAAGAAGCTCAGCTTGGATAGCAGCATCTGCCAACGAGTTGGTCACCTTATCTTCATCAAGGTCAAGCGATTTAGCAATCTCACGAACAATGATGTCAAGCTTAGCAAACGGAGCAAGGATCGGATTAGACACAACTCCAAGGAACTGCATCAGTCGTTGGCTTCTCACTTCATTAGCCATCAGGCTTTCTGTACCACGAGCAGAGACTTCCAGATCACCTTTAATCTCGGGGTCAAAGTCAAATTGCATATTAAACGCAAAGAAGGCTTTACCAAGGGGTGCAAGAAGATAGTCATCCAAATTCTTGACGACCGTTCTAATGGAGCCGTTAGCAGCGTTCATAAGCATTGAAATGCCAGAAGCTGTTCTCCCAACACCCTGAATACCTGTCTGACCGTACGAGTAGGAAGGCAACCCTGTACTTTCATCAGCAAGAACACGAGCCTTATCAAAGAGCATCAAGTTCTGTTGAGAGACGTTAGGAAACTGTGTACCAAACAAAGCTTGTCCCGGAGCACCAGCTTGACGACGGAACACTTTGCCCGGATAGATGGTCAAATCTTGACCCGGCACTAAGTTAGTTTCGTCAATCTCAAAAACAAGGTTACCAGAAAGAGCCCCGTTATCCACTGCCATACGCATAAATCCATTCATCAGGATTTGCGTATCTTCCATATTTTCTGCAACACCAATACCAAAGAAGCTATAGGGGTTCATCTCATAAGGAGCAGCATAGTAAGGAATACGTGTGGGTTGGAAGGGGTTCATCACCAAACGCAAAACTTGGTTCTGACATGTCCAGATGTTGACATTTACCATGTCGTCATCTTTAATCATCTTGTCTACAGAAACCCCCTTCTCGCGGAGAAGTTTAGCTTCCATGTAACCCCAATACTCTAGCACTTCCCAACGTTCAACATCGGGAGCTGAGCTCTCATCCTCCATCACAAATTCCCAATACTCACGCTGGTAATCAGACCCCATATCAAGGGCCTCATCAATAGCAGAGCTACGGAAATAGGGACGTTTCTTAAGATCTTTTAGGTCTCGTTTAGACATCTTATGTCGTTCAACAACATATTCTGCCTGATCCATATTAGCTGCATCTGGGTCTGGATAGAAGTTCCACACAGACACGTGCGACAATGTTGGTACAGTTTTGACTAGAGGTTCATACTTACCTGTGTCATTCCAATTAGGATATTCCTTGTCAAGAGCCATAGGCCCTTTCAAGACGCCTGTACCAAATAGTGCACACTCAAATGCAGAAGAACGAAGATGCTTAGAAGCACCACTTTCTTCTAATTGATCTTGAATTTTCTTTTCCATCTTTTTAGCTGCGATATGTGCAGGATGGAAAGTGACAGCTGTAGGTGTAGTGCCCGGACCAGCAACAAGCTTATCTTGAATAGGAGCAAGCTTGTCTTTCAAAGGGCCAAGGTTAAACGCTGTAGCACCCGGAGGGAGCGGGGGACCATCCATAGTACCAAAAGGTGACTTAGGGGGAGGCGCAAGAGCCGCTCCTTGCTGTGGGCCTTGTGTTTCAGGAGAGAAGCTAACCGAGTCTACAACACCTTCAGGAAGTTTGGTTTGATCGACAGAGATTGGGAAATCTCCATTACCAAACAAGACCTCTACAATCTGTCCGTAGGCTGCGATAACCTTGGTCTTAGTTACCTTGACAAATACACGAGACTTCTCGTTTTCAGAGAACTGTGTGTCTGTCCCATAGAGCCCACGAAAATTACGATAGGCTTTCAGGAAACGATCTTCGTCAGTTAGCTTTTTAGTCTTAGCACGTTCAAAACGTTCACGAACGAAAGCAACAGCCTCATCCATAGGCGTTGTAGAGTCTTCAATAGCGTCTACTTCGTCGTTTTCATAAGAAAGTTGATCGTCCATACATTATCCTCAATACCCAAAGGTTTCTAATTCGTCTAAAATTCTATTGCCCTTAGCAATATTCTCTGTTGCAGGAATAGCTCGTAAATTCCAAGGGACATGCAAACCACAAACATTTTTACCTTTTAGGGGGACAATATGATCCACGTGGTATTTTGAATTATGTTCTTGTTGCAGCAAAGTTGCTTCTTTATACACAAGCTTTATTTGTTCTTTTTGATCTTGTGTTAACCAACTTGGTGTTGCACTAAGCTTTTCAGCACGACGTTTTGCTAAAGCTGAGACATAGAGCTCTCTTTTGGCTTTATATCTCTCTTTTGCGTTAGCAAGCACTTTATCTTTGTTATGCGCCGCCCAAGATAATTTTTTAGCCCTCTCAAGATACGCATCTTTATTTTCTTCGTAGTGTTTCTGACCGTTAAGTTTTTTCTTCTCTTTGTTTTGAGAGTTCCAAACTAAAGACCTAGCTTTGGCGCAAACCTTACAAGTATAACTAACTCCCAGTGGTAAAGTCTTTGCCTTATGAAAGTCTTGCAAATTTTTGTCTATTTTGCACACATTACAAATACGAGAATCTACCATGTTAGTAACCAAATGTATCACAAAAGGGTCTATAGTGTTTTACGGTATTGGGATCTACATCCCAGTTAGAAGACCTTGGACGAGACATCACACCATAACGTAATGCGTCATAAAGGTGATCCTCACTCTTCGTATTGATGTCTTCTGGGTTAGTTGTATCCAATGGAAGCACAGGAATTTGAGCAATAGTGTTCACACAGTTAGAAAAGAAGACAATTCTTGGTTCTTCTGTGTATTCATCCACCTGAAGTCGTCTATGGACCTCATTTTTACCTGCGATACGAGCGCCTTTGCTTCTATCTGAAGGTCTCCACCGACAACCACGAGCAATCATAGCTTCTGCGATAGAAGGCCCTAATTGTCCACGTTGATGCCAGCAAGAACTGTCTAATACACCATACGTAATAGGCCCATCGTCAGCTTCTAGATCTAAAATCATGTCAGCTAGGTCATGTGCCAACACTTTTGACACATAAAGCTCACGATAAACGACCAATTGTTCTTCAGGTGTGACAGCAAACCACAATACAGCGGAATAAGAGCTATAACCATAGTCACAAGCTCTGAATTTACGCCAATTGTGAGGAATTTCGTAAGGCTCTACTACGTGAATATCTCTATTCCACTCAGTAAATGCCGAACCTTCCATCACATCCCAGTCACCTTCAAGCAAACGTCTACGTTCAGCTTCAGGAAGGGACAATAGGTTAGCTTCGTAGTCACCACTATCGTAAAGATATGGGTTATCAGACAGCTTTGATGGGATAAAACGACGTTTGAAGAGCGGTTGTCCCTCTCTACTATGCCCTTTAGGCCATCTTAGTGTCTCACCAGTCTCAATATCTGTAGCATCAAATGCTTTTCCCCACATAGCGGGGTCGATAAACATCTTTTTAACCCAACCATGCCCTTGTCCACCGGGGTTTGTAGTGGCCCGCATGTACAATTTAAGGTCAGGGGCCGTACTACGAAGACGAGAACGCATATAGTTCCACGCAAACGGTGTAGGCCATTGGGTTAATTCGTCAAAGGCAATGTAATTAAATGCTTGCCCTTGGTATCTTGTTACGTCTTGGTCTCGTTCAAGGAACGACATCCAGAGGGAACCACCAGCTGGGGTTCTCCACTCCATTTTTCGTTCAGACCACTTAATTCCGGGGATGGCTTTTGGATAGAGTTCTTGACTTTTCTGTACAAGTTCTCTTAGTTCTTCTGTAGTACGACGAAGGATCAAGCCACGAAACTGTGGGTGTGGAAGGTCACGGAGAGCATCTGCCAAAATAGCATATGACTTCCCACCTCCTGCCGCTCCCCCAAACAAAACCTCACGTTCAGACGCTGCTAGAAAGCTTGTCTGAGGGCCGGGGTTGGGTTTGAAGATTACATCTTGATCTTCTTCTTCCTCAAAGAACTCATAATTTGGAACTTCAACTATCTTCGGTGTGTTATCAGGCTTTTGCTCCGAGGTGTCCTTTTTCAAGTTCCTCGACCTTTGCCTTGGCTTCTTCAAGCCTCCGGGCCCACTGTTTAATAGTTTGAGCTTTTGTTCGTCTAGATCGCTCAATTTCCATCCTCTTCTTCAATCCCATATGAGAGATTGATCTTCCTGTTACAGTGGTGAGCCAATTGGCTACATCTCTGTAGGAAAAATTGTTTAGGTGCTTCTTGGCTTTTTGTAAAGCCCTTAGCTCAAATTCAATTGGGAGAAGAATGGAGGGATCTTCTGGGTCTAGTTCATACCCAAATGGTATGACACGAGAGATCCGAGGAATAGGCTTCCATTCACCATCCGCAATTGAGAGCCCATCCTCTTCACTTAGCATTACTTGCCAGCCCCGTGTTTGCGGCCCTTCTTTTGGGCAGTACGAGCTTGAGATTTGACCGCATCTTTTTTTGCGGTAATGTGACTGAATGCGGACGCTCGCGCCCGCCCAATTGACCTTGCTAGAGGCACTGAGACACCAGACGGAAGTGTAGACTTTCCAGCTTCAACGGCTGCACGAAAAGATTGGCTTTCCCACTGCTGAGCTCCATCAGAGCGTTTGGTGGTACGAACCTTACTGGGTTTTTGCGTCTTCTTCGGGGGCTTCATATTTTATTTATCCACGTTTGGGCTGTTTACTACGATTGACTTTTTTACTAACCACACGAAGGTTGGAAGGTCTGTTGTCTCTGGGGTTGAAGTTTTTGTGGTCAATTTCTTTTCCATCCCCCTTACTCACCTTCCCTGCTTTAATGGCTTGACGACGAGCTTTGTTACGAGAAGCTCTATCTTTCTTGCCCTTTTCTGTAGCGTGTGTGGCTGCATACTCTTTTTTGTAATTACGCTCAGTCATCATCACCTCGCTTAGAAGGGAGAATGAAGATACCATTAGATGTCACATCCAACTTCTCTGTCTTGCTAATACCAGCCCGATCAAGAATATCCTTAGCTGCTGCTAGGGCCTCTTTGACCCCAAGCTCTGTAGGATTATCGATGATACCAACAATCTTTACAGCAGCTTTGGGGCCAGAACGAGAGATGAAGTGTTTCGTAGCTTGGATGATTTCATCTTCTAATGTCTTAACAACAGAAGAGGTAGGGTAGCTATCTGCATAGCCAGCAAGCTTCTTGGCTTTTACAAAATCACCATTAGCTTCGTCAAAAAGCACTTCTAGAAAAAGCTGCTGTTGTTCTGTAAGTTTCTTAGCCATATCACTTGCCCTTTTTAACCAAACCACCCTTAGCCATATTTTGCAGATCAAGGATGTCTGGCATCTTTACAATACGAGCACCTTTACCACGAAGACGAGGACCAATTGGGATACCACCCACTCTAGCCCCACCACCAGCACGAGCTACACCAGTTTCAAACTTACCACGGAAGCCGCTCGGAGCACCTGCCTTACCTGTGTAAGAGGGGTTGACAGGCTTAGCTGTAGCGGGCTTAGGGGCAGCCTTTGCAGAAGCTTTACCCACTCCCTTACCCACTGCCAAAGCCGTCTTAGAGGCCCCTACAGCTGCACCAGCAATAGCTGCTGTCTTATTGTCAACGGCAGACTTCTTAGCAGCAGGCATACCAGCGGCTTTACCCTCAGGACGAACTGCATTCACCGGCTTAGCTTTGGCTTCTGCTTTTGGCTTAGTGGTGGACGACTTAGAAGGCTTAGATTCAGCTTTTTTAGGAGCTTCTTTTTTAGGGGCCTTCATCGCCTCTTTTTCGGCTTTTGTAAAGAAGTGTCGATTTTTATACGCCGTCTTACCGTCTTTAGTCTTTACGGTGCGGATTTCAAAATCAACACCTTCTTTATAATCTGCCATATCTATTTACCCCTACGTTTCATGCCAGCACTAACAAAATTTTTCACTGCTTTTGAGCCTGTACCAAGAGGTTTTTTATGTTGCCCTTCCCAAACAAGAGCTACTTTAGCATTATACTGAACTTTTGCAGCACTTTTCTTGGCTGGAGAGTTCTCTTTTGTAGCTTTTGCAGGTTTAGTTTTATTTAGTCGATCA